CACGACTCTCTCCCCCCGCGACGGCCCGGGTCGGGACCAGTTCGCCGCGTGACGCACCGAGAGGTCCCCTGATGGCCGCCAAGACGACCCGGAAGGCCACGACCACTCCGGGGGTCAAGACCGCCTCACAGGCGACCACAGGTCCTCTCGAGTCGGCACTCCTTCGCGCCGCCGACGCGGCAGACTGGCTCGAGCTCTCCGACGCCGCCGCCCTCGAGCTCGCGAGGTCCCTCGCCCGCATGATCGACCAGGAGCCCGACTCCCATGCCGCAGCGACCCTCACCCGGCTCCTCAACGAGCTCGGCCTCACCGTCCGAGGCCGCCGCGACCGCCAGCCGGCCGCCGAGACGTCGCCGCTCGACCAGCTCGTCGCGAGAGCTGCTCGGCCGGCCCTCACCTCGCGTCGAGACCCCGCCGCCTGACGGCCCGAGCCGCGGCCACGACCTCATCGACCTCGCCGAGGTCCTCGGCCAGCCTATCCTCCCCTGGCAGCGTCACGTCGCCCTCGCCGCCCACCACGTCGACGACGACGGCGCCTGGTCGTCCCGCACCGTCTCGGTCGTCGTGGCCCGGCAGTCCGGCAAGACCCACCTCCTCCGGCTCCGCATCCTCGCCGGCCTCCTGCTCTGGGGCGAACGGCTCGTCGTCGCCACCGCCCAGTCCCGCGAGGTCGCCCTCGAGACGTTCCGCGGCGTCGTCGATCTCGCCGAGTCGACCCCCGACGTCTCCCGCCTCATCAAGAGGGTCGCCAGGACGAACGGCAAGGAGGAGCTCGAGCTCAAGAACGGCTCCCGCTACCGCATCGTCGCCCCCACCAGCGGCGGCGCCCGAGGCCTAACGGCCGACTGCGCCATCATCGACGAGCTCCGCGAGCATCACGACTGGTCCGTCTGGGCCGCGATCTCGTACACCCTTCAGACGACCGGCGGGCAGCTCTGGGTCGCGTCGAACGCCGGCGACGCGACCTCCGTCGTCCTCAACTCGGTCCGCGAGCAGGCCGTCGGCGCGATCACCGGCGGCGACCGCGGCCCCCTCTACTACGCCGAGTGGTCCGCCGGCCCGCAGCGTGACCTCGACGACCGCGACGGATGGGCCGAGGCGAACCCGGCGCTCGGCCACCTCATCCCCGTCGAGGCGCTCGCCGCCAGGCGGAAGACCGACCCGGCCCCCATCTTCGAGACCGAGGCGCTCTGCCGGTGGGTCGACGTCCTCGCCTCACCCTGGCCGCCGAACTCCTGGCTCGACTGCCACGACCCGACCCTCGAGCTCGCCGCCGACGCGCCGACGTTCCTCGGAATCGACGTCACCCCCGACCGCCGGCACGCCGCCCTCGTCGCCGTCCAGCAGCTCGAGGAGGGCCGGCTCGGCGTCCACCTCCTCGAGACCTGGGAGGCCGACGGCGCCGTCGACGACCTCGCGATCGCCCAGGCTGTGGCCCCCATCGCCCGGAAGGTCCGGGCCCGCTCGATCGCGTTCGACCGGTACACGGCCGGCGCCATCGCCTCGAGGCTCGCGTCCGCCGGACTGCCCGTCGGTGACTGCTCGAGCTCGGCGTTCTACCAGGCCTGTGACGAGACGCTCTCGGCGATGGTCGCGAAGCGGCTGGTCCACGGCGGCCAGCAGACGCTCACCGACCACGTGCTCGCCTGTGCTCGCAAGCAGGGGTCGGACGGGGGCTGGCGGATCGTCCGGCGCAGCTCCGCCGGGACCATCGCCGGAGCCGTCGCCATGGTCATGGCCGTCCACTACGCCGCCCGGCCCCTCCCGAAGGCCGAGGTCTTCTTCGCCTGAACGGCAACGGCAGACCAGCCGTCTACGCTCCGCCTATGGGCATCCGCGAGATCATCCTCGGCCGGCCGCAGCCGGACCGTCCGGCCGTCGAGGCGTCCACCGGCGTCTCCGCCGTCATCGGCAACTACCGCTCGCAGTCCGTCACGAACCTCGCGCTCCTCACCGTCACCCGCCAGGAGGCGATGAGCGTCGCCGCGGTCGCCCGCACCCGGAACCTCATCGCGAACACCATCGGCGCGATGCCGCTCAAGTACTACGTCCGCGACGAGACCAGCGGCCGTAGCGCCGAGCTCGAGCGGCTCCCCTGGATGCGGCAGTTCGAGCCGGCGACGCCGCGGCAGACGACCATCGCCTACCTCGTCGACTCGATGCTGTTCTTCGGCCGCGGCTACCTCCGCGTCCTCGAGACCTACGAGGAGGACGGCCGCCCCCGGTCGTTCGAGTGGATCGACCCGGCGTACGTCACGTTCGACGTCGACGCCGTCACCGGCCGGATCACCCGCTACTACATCAACCTCAACCCGGTCCCCCGGTCCGGCGTCGGCAGCCTGGTCGTCTTCCCCGGCCCCGACGAGGGCATCCTCGTCCGCGGCGGCCGGACCATCCGCACCGCCGTCGACCTCGAGATCGCCGCCCGGAACTTCGCCGAGTCCCCGACGCCCGCCGTGACCCTCAAGAACTCCGGGGTCGACCTGCCGGCCGAGCAGGTCCAGTCCCTCCTCGCAGCCTGGCGCGACGGCCGCCGGAACTCGTCCGTCTCCTACCTGGCCTCCGCCCTCGAGCTCGAGACCCACGGATTCTCCCCCGCCGACCTCACCCTGGTCGACGCCAGGAGGTTCCAGGTCCAGGAGATCAGCCGGCTCGTCGGCATCCCCGCCTGGTACATCGCGGCCGACGCCGGCTCGTCCATGACCTACAACAACGTCGCGAACAGCCGCCGGGACCTCGTCGATTTCAGCCTCGCCCCGTTCGCCCACGCGATCGAGCAGCGGCTCAGCATGGAGGACGTCACCCGGCGCGGGCATCACGTCGCGTTCTCGTTCGACGACTACCTCCGCGCCTCCCCCATCGAGCTCGCGCAGTTCTACTCTGTACTCGTCGGCCAGGGCATCGTCGCCCCCGAGGATGCCGCCGACCAGCTCGACCTACGACCGGGAGGTCCGACCGGATGACCGAGCGCCTCGTCAGGTTCTCGTCCGACGTCACCGCGGCCGACGCCGGCCGCCGCACGATCGTCGGCACCGTCGTCCCCTACGGGGTCTCCGGCGAGACGTCCATCGGCCCGGTCGTCTTCGAGCCCGGCAGCCTCAAGGCCGCCGAGGGCGTGAAGCTGCTGCTCGAGCACGACGGCCGCCGGCCCATCGGCAAGGCGACCGGATTCGTCGACGGCCCCGACCGGCTCGTCGGATCGTTCCGCGTCTCGAACACCTCGGCCGGTACCGACGCCCTCGTCGAGGCGTCCGACGGCCTCCGCGACGGCCTCTCGGTCGGCGCCGCCATCCTCGAGTCGACCGTCGGCGAGGCCGGCGAGCTGATCGTCAGCTCTGCCGAGCTCCGCGAGGTCTCGCTCGTCACGACCCCAGCGTTCACCGAGGCGCTGGTCTCGCAGGTCGCCGCCTCCGGCGATCCCGCACCCGCAACGCCGGACGCCCCCGAGCCGGCACCGTCCGAGGAGGACGACCCCATGGAGCACTCGACCCCCGAGGTCGCCGCCGCGGCGGTCGACCCCACGGAGACGCCGGTCGTCGAGGCCGCGTCGCCGAAGCTGCCCTACGTCACCCAGCACCTCCGCGCCCTCGACGGCCTCACGGCCGGCTCGTTCGCGAAGGCGTCCCTCGACGCGCAGGCCGGCGACCACGACGCGCAGGCGCTCGTCACGGCCGCGCTCGCGGACAACACGACCACGACCGGCGCCGGCGTCGTCCCGACCCGGTTCCTCCGCGACGTGATCGGCGTCCTCGACACGTCCCGCCCGTTCATCGCCTCGATCTCACGCGAAGCTCTTCCCGACGCCGGGATGGAGTTCAAGGTGCCGCGCCGTACGCAGGCTCCGACCGTCGCCGCGCAGGCCGCGGAGGGCGACGAGGTCTCGTCGACCGCGTTCACCCTCGACCACCTCACCGTCGACGTGAAGACCTACGGCGGCGGCGAGCGCATCAGCCGGCAGCTCATCGAGCGGTCCGACCCGGCCTACCTCGACCGTCTCATCCTCGAGATGGGTGCGGCGTTCGCGCAGGCGACCGACAAGTTCGCCTACGACACCGTCGCCGCCGCGATGGTCGCCGGGAACGTCTCCGACGGCGCCACGATCGCCGCGGCCGTCGGTCAGGCCATCAGCGACTCGTACGCCGAGTACCGGCAGGCTCCGGGCAACCTCGTCGTCGCCCCGACCACGACCGGGTCGTTCGGGTTCGAGGACCTGCTGAAGGCCGTCGACTCGGAGGGCCGCCCGCTCTTCTCGTCGGCCGGGCAGCTCGTGAACCAGCCGGGCAACCTCGTCGTCCCGGGTACCACCGGGTCGGTCATGGGCCTCCGGCTCATCGTCGAGCCGAACACCGGCGCGACCGTAAACCCGATGGTCTACCCGTCGGGCGCCGCGACCTACTACGAGTCGGCCGGCGCTCCGGTGCAGGTCTCCGTCCAGGCCGTGAACACCCTCGAGGTCGAGGTCGCGGTCTACGGGTACTGCGCCACCGCGGTGAAGTACGGCGACGCGATCCGCGCCCTGACCGTCACGCCGTGACCCCACGGGCCGCCGGCCCGGACCTAACGCCTCCCCAGCGCCCCCTAGGTCCGGGCCGGCCGGCCCAGCACGACTAGGAGCCGGCCGTGGCCCTCATCAGCCTCAGCGAGTTCAAGGAGACGCTCCGCGTCGGAGACCTCTACGCCGACGACCTCCTACAGGGCGTGATGACCGCCGCCGAGGACATCGTCCTCGCTCAGCTCGTTCAGTACCGGAACGCCGTGAACGGCATCCTCGAGGTCGGCGACGGCACGTTCCGCGTCCGCACCGTCGACTACCACACGTACGAGGTAGGTCAGGGCGTCACGTTCGTCGGGCTCGTCCCGGGCGCCCTGAACGGTCAGGCGACCGTCACCGCCGTCGGCCTCGACTCTTCCCACCGGACCCTCGGCCCGGTCCCGTCCGGCCACGACGCCCGGAACACGATCACGGTCTCGAAGGCCCACGGGCAGACGCCGCAGGCCGACCACACCGACCTCGTCCCGCCGGCGACCGTCTACGACGCCGATCAGCGCGACGTCTACGACGACGTCGAGCCGGTCCGCGAGGCCGCTCTCGCCATCGCCGTCGACGTATGGCAGTCCCGGGTCGCCCCCGGCGGGCAGCTCGAGGCCGTCGATTTCACCCCCGGCCCGTACCGGCTCGGCCGTAGCCTCATGACTCGCGTCTCCGGGCTGCTCGGCCCGTACCTCAACGTCTCCGGCCTCGTCGGCTGATGGCGACGCTGCCCGAGGTCCGCACCGCCCTCGCGTCCGCGATCGCCGGCGCCGGCTACCGGGTCCACACCTACCCGCCGCCGGCCGTCATCCCGCCCGCCGTCGTCATCGTCCCAGGCGAGCCCTACCTCGAGATAGAGACCATCGGCCGGCCCGGCGCCGGCATCATCGCGACCGTCTCGTTCGAGGTGAACATCGCCGTCGCCTCCATCGACAACCAAGGCTCGCTCGAGCAGCTCGAGGCGGTCCTCATCGACGTGCTCGCAGCCCTACCATCGGGTACGACCCTCGACCGGGTAGGTCGCCCGCTCGTGGAGACGGTCGGACCGTCCGACCTACTCACCTGCCGTATCGACGTCGCCCAGCGCGCCGTCCTGACCTAGGAGTTCACCATGGCAACCGTGCTCACGGGTCAGGACCTCGCCCTGACCATCGACAGCACCGTCTTCGACGTTCAGACTCTCTCGACGACCCTCACGATCGAGGACAACCGCGAGGTCTTCGAGACGCTCGACGGTCCCGTCTACAAGACCCTCCAGCAGCCCTACTCGCTCGAGGTCACCATGCTCTCCGACTGGGGGACGACCGGGTCGCTCTGCGAGGCGCTCGCGTCGGCCGCGCTCACCGCCCCCGACACTTCCCTCACCGCGACGCTCGTCGTCACCGGCGCGAACGCGACCACGACCGCGACGTTCAAGGTCTTCCCGACCGTGCCGCCGATGACCGGCGCCGGGACTACTCAGTCGGAGACGACCGTGACCCTGACCGGCGACCGGAACACGGCGCCGACCATCGTCGCCGCCTGATGCGCCTCTCCCTCGCGTACGACGCCGGCGAGGGCCGGCAGGTGGTCACCGCGACACCTGCCGACCTCGCCGCGTGGGAGAAGAAGCACCGGAAGCCGTTCACGGCCCTCGCGAACGAGCCGTACGTCGGGGAGTGGGCCTGGCTCGCCTGGCACGTCTCGAAGCGGCTCGGCCACCACGACCTCGCGACCGACAGGTTCCTCGAGCAGCTCGTCGAGGTCGAGCCGGGAGCCGATCAGGACCCCCCTACGTCTGGCCGCGGGGCAGCGTCCGGCGACTGATCCTCGAGGCGGCCGTGGTCACGAACACCGACCCAGCAGCCTGGGAGCAGCGTCCGGCCGAGGACCTCTGGACCCTTGCGGCCATACTGGAGGAGCGGGCCGATGGCGCGTAGGACCGTCTCGGGCTCCGTCGTCCAGGTCGAAGGCCTCAACGAGTTCACCCGGGTCCTCCGCCGGGTCGGGAAGGAGGCCCGCGCCCAGGCCCGAGACCGGACGAACATCATTGCGACCAAGCTCGCGTCGTTCATCGGCCGCGGCCATCCGTCCGGCGAGCGGTACGCCTTCCTCGCCCAGACGGTCCGGCCCCGCCGCGGCGACGTCCCGAAGGTCGCGATCGGCGGCGCCAAGAGGGCCAACCTCCGCCGGCACCGCGGCCCCGACCGTCCCCGGGCCGGCGACCTCATCTTCGGGATGGAGTTCGGAGCGTCGACCCCCGAGAACGCCTGGAGGTTCCCGCCCCGCGCACCTCGCGCCGGCCGTGGCAACTACGGCTACTGGGTCTACCGTCAGGCGGGCAAGTACCAGCCGCAGCTCGTCGCCGAGTGGGAACGGGCCCTCGAGCCCCTGATCAGGGAGTGGTCCCGTGGCAGCAGGCGGTAGCCGCACCCTCGAGCTCAAGCTCGTCGGGAACGCGAGGAACCTGAACGACACCCTCCGCGGGACCGAGGCGAAGGTCAAGACCTTCGGCGACAAGATGGACGCCTTCGGCCGCAAGGCCGCCGCGGCGTTCGCCGTCGCCAAGGGCGCCGCCGTCGCGTTCGCCGGGAAGCTCGCCGTCGACGCGATCAAGGCCGCCTCGGACCTCAACGAGGAGGTCTCGAAGAGCGAGGTCATCTTCGGCGACGCCGCCGGCGCCGTCCGCGACTTCGCCGAAGGTGCCGCCCGCAGCCTCGGCCAGTCCCGCACCCAGGCCCTCGAGGCCGCCTCCCAGTTCGGCATCTTCGGCAAGAGCGCCGGCCTCCAGGGTCCGGCCCTCTCCGAGTTCTCGACCCGCCTGGTCGGCCTCGCGTCCGACCTGGCCTCGTTCAACAACGCCTCGCCCGAGGAGACCATCTTCGCGATCGGCGCGGCCCTCCGCGGCGAGTCCGAGCCGATCCGCAAGTACGGCGTCCTCCTCAACGACGCGACCCTCAAGGCCCGCGCCATGGAGATGGGCCTCTACGACGGGTCCGGCGCCCTCGAGCAGCAGGCCCGCATCCTCGCCGCCTTCGAGGAGGTCCTCGCCCAGACCGGCGACGCCCAGGGCGATTTCGCCCGGACGTCGGACGGCTCGCCAACCAGTCCCGCATCCTCAGCGCGACGTTCGAGGACCTCAAGGCGCAGCTCGGCGAGGCGCTCCTCCCGGTCGCCAACGACCTCCTCGCCTGGGCCCTCGAGCTGGCCCCGAAGCTCGAGGAGATGATTCCGAAGGTAAAAGACTTCATCGGGGCGTTCCTCGAGCGGGTCGGCGAGATCAAGGAGGACCTCCAGCCGGCTCTCGACGGCGTCATCGAGTGGGGCCGCGAGTTCCTCGAGGATTTCAGGCCCGGATTCATGCGCGGACTCGACGAGCTCAAGGGCGGATTCGGGTCGTTCGTCGAGGACGTGAAGCTCGGCTACGAGGACCTCGAGTTCGGCCTCCACCAGCTCGCCGACGCCTTCGACCTGGAGTTCGACGGGATGGGCGCCGCCGTCGGCAGGTTCTACGAGCTCGTCCTGAAGCGAATCGGGGACGTCCTCCGCGGCGTCGGCGATGCCGCCCGAGGATTCGGCGAGTTCTTCGCCCCGTTCGCCGAGGACGTCGCCGCCAGGTTCCGCGGCGCCGCCGCATCCATCGATTCCCGCGCCGGCTCGGTCGGCGTCACGCCCGGCACCGGTGCGGCCGTCCCGTCGACCGCCGGCGGATTCCCCGTCCCGGGCGCCTTCCGGTACGAGGCACGACCGAACGCCGCGACGACCCTGTTCGGCGAGTTCCTCCGGACGTTCGACGGGTCCGTCCCGATGCTCTACGGCGGCTACCGAGGCGGTGGCACCTACACCCCCGACCGGAACATGAACGTCCGCATCGAAGGTCTCGTCGTCGACCCCGAAGGGACCGCCCGCGCCATCGACCGGCTCCTCGAGGAGCGCGCCAGGCGGATGGGTCCCCGCGTCACCGCCGGGTCGTTCGGCTGATGCCCTGGACCCCTGACGCGACCGTCACGATCGGCGGGACCGACTACTCGGGCGCCGCCCTCGAAGGCGCCACCGTCACCCGCGGCCGTTCCGACGTCTACTCGCAGCCCTCCGCCGGCTACGCCACCGTCGTCGTCCTGACCACCACCGGGCAGGCCCTCCAGCCCGACCTCGGCGTCGAGCTGACCGTCGACCTCGACGACTCGGCCGGCACACCGGTCCGCCTGTTCACCGGCACCGTCCAGTCCTGGTCCTCGACCCCTTCACCGGGCGGCGAGACCGACGTGATCGCGACGACCGTCACCGCCGTCGGACCCCTCGCGAAGATGGCCCGCCGCACCGTCGCCGCCACCCGGGCCGAGGAGACCGACGGCGCCCGGGTCGCCTGGGCCATCGAGCAGGGTCTCGGCGTCCTCTGGGAGACCTGGACGCCCGCGACCGACACGTGGGCCGACGTCGACCCGGCCCTCACCTGGGGAGGCGTCCCGCCGGAGCTCGACGACATCGATACGGGCATCTACGACGTCGCCGCCCTGACCTCGGGAGACCAAGCCTCGACGTACACGATCGCCGCCGAGGCCGCCGGGTCCGGCCAGGGCATCCTGTACGAGACCGCCGGCGGCGTCGTCGGATTCGCCAACGAAGCACGGCGGGCCACCAACGCCGCGACGCCGCTCGAGCTCGACTCCGGCGAGGTCGGCATCGACGTCTCGGTCCGGTCCGACGCCGCCAACCTGGCGAACCACGTCACCGTCGTCTACGCCTCCGGAGAGGTCACCGGCGACGAGAACGTCTCGGTCGGCATCTACGGCCGGTACTCGGCCGTCATCCAGACGACCCTCGCCGACGTCTCGGCCGCCACGAACGTCGCCGCCCGGTACCTCGAACGGCACGCCTACCCGGCCCAGGCCCTCGACGTGCTCACCCTTCGCCTCGACACAGGGAACCTTGCCGACGCCCTGATCGACGACGTCCTCGAGCTCGAGACGAACGACGCCCTCGAGGTCACGACCCTCCCGGCGGGACTCGGCGACCCGCAGCTCGTCGTGATCGTCGAGGGCGTCCGATGGAACCTCGGCCGCCGGACCGAGGTCGTCCTCAACGTCTCGCCGGTCTTCCTCTCGGTCGGACCGTCCCTGTGGGGGACGGTCGCGCCGACCCTCGCATGGGCCGAGGTGCCGACTACCCTCACCTGGGAAGACGCGAGGAGTCTCTGATGCCCGATACAGGCGCACCCTGGAACATCCCCTACGTCGCGTCCTCCGACCTCGTAAAGGACTGGCCGACCGACTCCCAGGAGCTGGCCGAGGCGATCGCGGACGGCCTCGACGACGCCGGCCTGTTCGTCCAGGCCATCCAGACGGTGAAGACCGACACGTTCTCGACCACCTCGACGTCGTTCACGCCCGTCACCGGCCTCACCGCGTCGATCACCCCGGGAGCGGCGACGAACAAGGTCCTCATCATCGCGCAGGTTTCCCTCGGCTCGACCGCGAACGGCACCGCGCTTCGTCTGTCCGGCGGTA